CAAGGTTCCATACGTTTTTTTCGCTCATTGACTTCGAACCCATTCCTTGAATTTCAAAAGGCTTTCGGCGTCCATGTGCTTGACGCCGAGCGCCGCAAGACGCTTTGCGGCCCGATCCGTAATCGGACTGCGCTCCATTTCAAGCACAGCCGCAGCAAGATATGCCTCCAGCTCTTGCTGGCTTGCAGACGCCGCCCAAAGCTTTGCATCGTCGCGAATGCGCTCTTGAAATAATGCCACATCAGGAAATCCGGCTCCGTGATATTCAAGCCAATGCGTCACAGTGGCAATTGTCACATCACGATCAAGACCAGCACATGCACTCAAAAGACGCCACAGCCTTTCCTGCGGCGCCTCACTCATCGCGCAAGCCAATCAAAAACACAGACAGCGCCTTGATTACGGAATGCGACGGATTGACCGTAATCCCGCCCTTCAAGCGGATCAGCGTCCCGCGATCGATGCCTGTTTCATACGCGACACGCGATAGCGCCATCCAGGTCAGATGACGGCGGATTTCTTCAACACTCAGCATTTTTTCCCTTTCTGCTACATTTGTGTTCAAAAGTTCTTGCATATTGTTGCACCACATGCAAGGAATGATGTTGCAGTGTTTCTAGCGTGTCGCTGCCACGCATGGTCAATGACCACATATGAGGAGACAAGAATGAGTATTCTTGAACAGGCATTCGTGCCGGAAAGCGGGCCGCAGATCATCACGATTTGCGGCGATGCTGGTCTGGGCAAGTCATCCCTTGCCGCAACATTTCCCAATCCGATCTTTATTCGCTGCGAGGACGGCGTTGCCCGCATTCCAGCGGAATTTCGGCCAAAGGCTTTGCCGCCTGTCCGGTCTGAAGATCAGCTTTGGGAACAGTTGAAAGCAATCGTGCATGACAAGCACGACTTCAAAACATGCGTGATTGATACTGTATCAGCCGCCGACCGCATGTTCGTGCAAAGCATTCTGGCACAGGATGGACGCGCCAAGTCGATCAACCAGGCGATGGGCGGTTATGGTGCTGGCTTCTCGGCGCTTGCAGCACGTCATCAGCAATTGCGCAATGCCGCCGAAGCAATGCGCGTCAAGCGCGCGATGAATGTCGTGTTTCTTGCGCATACCGAAGTCGGCACGATGCGCTTGCCGGATCAGGACGATTTCAGCCGCTATTCGCTGCGCATGACGTATGACAAGAGCCTGCCGCCGTATCTGGACGATGTGGATGCGGTCGGTTTCTTGCGCCAGCGGATCGTTTTGAAAGGCGATGAAGGTGAGCGCAAAAAGGCCATCAGCGACGATACACGGGAACTGGTGATGCACGTCACCGCGTCCAATGTGTCGAAAAACCCTTACGGCATCACTGAGCCGATCGAAGTGCCGCTTGGCACAAACCCACTTGCAGAATTTGTGAAAGGATAAGCACATGTCATTTTGGGATCTTTCAGACAATACGAGTGCCGTCGATGACGTCAAAAAGGAATATGAGGTTCCCGGCGGCAATATGGACCCCATCCCGAACAACAGCGATTGTTTGGCAGAAATCACGGCGGCAAAATGGGCCACCAAAGGAGAAGGCAGCGACCAGGTGCGTTATGTGGAGCTGCGCTGGGATGTAGAAAAGCCGGACGCATATGCCAAGCGCGTTGTTTTCCACAAGCTTTGGGTTGACGATCTGGACCCGTCCGCAAACAGCGAGGACAAGGCAAAGACAAAGCGCGACAAGGCGCGCCGGATGCTTGCCACGATCGACGCCAATGCAGGCGGCAAGTTGGCAAAAAGCAACGACGCGCCGACAGATGACGGTCTTGCGCTTGCGCTGGTCGGCACAAAGGCTGTGATCAAGGTCATGGTCTGGGAAATGGCTGATAGCCGTGACCCTGGCAATACCATGCGCGGCAACTGGATCAGCGCAGTCAAAGACAAGACGTCACCAACGTCCGAAGGTGAGCCGATGAAGCCCAAGGCAAACGGCGCTGGTGCTGGTGGTCAACCGTCGAATGGCGGCGGCTGGGATGATCTGGGCGACAACATTCCGTTTTTCATGGAGTGGCGCGCATGACCGAACAACGGACAGAAGAATGGTATGCGGCCCGCAAGGGCCGTCTTACCGGATCAATGGCGGGGGCGGCTTTAGGGCTGGCCCCCTACCAAAGCAAAGACGATTGCCTGCGCGCTCTTGTGCGCGACATGCACGGGATGGAAAGCGAGTTCAAAGGCAACATCGCCACGGAATACGGCAATGCCAATGAGGATTTGGCGCGATCGGCTTATGAACTGGAAACAGGAAATACTGTTGAGCCTGCCGGGTTTGTGCCTTGGGAAAATTGGTCAGGTGCCAGCCCTGACGGGTATGTTGGTGATGATGGCTTGATTGAAATCAAGTGCCCGTTTGGATTGCGCAAAGACCATGATCCGCAATTCAAAAGCATTGACGATCAGCCGCATTACTATGCGCAGATCCAGTTGCAGTTGCTCTATGCGTGTCGAGATTGGTGCGACTTTTGGCAATGGACTGCTCATGGTCACAGGCTTGAGCGGGTTGAATACAATCAATCGTGGATCATGGAAAACCTGCCGAGATTGCAGGCTTTCTGGTGGAAAGCAAAGGAAGCTGATCCGGCTGACTTTGAGGGGCCAAAGCGTAAGGTTGTTGACACGCCGGAGACTGCGAAATTGATTGCCGAGTTTGACGAATTGTCGGACGCGATCGACAACGCGGCGGCGCGCAAAAAAGACATTATCGCGCGACTGGTGCAATTGTCTGACGGCAAGGATGCGCTGGTCTCTGGTCGCAACTTGACGCTGGTCAAGCGCAAGGGCGCGGTGAGTTATGCCAAGGCATTGAAAGCATATGCGCCCGATGCTGATCTTGAGCCATTTCGGGGCAAGGACAGCGAAAGCTGGCAGGTGAAGTGACACCAGAGCAGGAAGACGCGGCCAACAAAGCGGCCAACAAGATTCTGGCGGCATTGCGCGCCGCCAGGACGCCAGAGGAATGCGAGGAAATAGGCAACAGATCGGCCAAGGTGTTTGCGCGATTGCAGGAGGTCCACCCGGTGCGCGCCATCCATATCGTCAACCTTGCCGATGTCAAAAAGAGGGAGTTTGAGGAAATGAAACGGCGAGAAAACCAAAAACAGGCGGATATGTTCCTATGACGCTGAGGCCATATCAACAAGCCGCCCACGATGCCGCGTGGGATCACATCAAGGGAAACATCGAGCCTTGCTTGATCGAAGCCGCAACAGGCGCGGGCAAGAGCCACATCATCGCGGCCCTTGCTGATACAATCCACAGCCACACAGGAAAGCGCGTCCTGTGCCTTGCGCCCAGCGCGGAATTGGTTGTCCAGAACCGCGAGAAATTCTTGGCGACCGGCAACAAGGCAAGCATGTTTTCGGCCAGCGCGGGCGGCAAAGAACTGCGAAACAAGGTCGTGTTTGGATCTCCGCTCACTGTCAAAAACAGGATCAGCCGGTTCAAGGATGGATACGCCGCTGTGATTGTGGATGAGGCGCACGGGCTGACGCCCACGCTCAAGAGCATCATTGATGCCATGCGCGAGGGAAATACAAACTTGCGTGTGATCGGCACCACTGCCACGCCATACCGAATGAATGAAGGTTATATTTTCCGCATGTGGCCGGATGGCAAGGTGAACGACGATAGCCGCGCGCGTGATCCGTATTTTGCAAAGCTGGTTAGCAGGATTACAGCGCCGGAATTGATCGGCATGGGGTTTCTGACGCCGCCTGTTGTTGGTGCGCCAGGTGCAGAAGGCTACGACACTGGCGACATGCAAACAAATGCGCGCGGGCAATTTGACAAGGCGGATGTCGATCGAGCCTATCACGGCAAAGGCCGATTGACTGCGGATATTGTGTCAGATGTCGTGACGCAATGCCGCGACCGAAAAGGCGTCATGTTTTTCGCTGCCACGATCCAACATGCGCAAGAGGTTATGGAAAGCCTGCCGCCTGAACTGTCTGCCATTGTGACGGGCAGCACGTCAAAGAAGGATCGGGAAAGCATCCTTGCGCGATTTAAGGCCCAGCAGATCAAATATCTGGTGAATGTTGCGGTGCTTACGACTGGATTTGCCGCGCCGCATGTGGATTGTATTGCCATTCTCCGCAAAACGGAAAGTGCGGGGCTTTGGTCACAGATCATGGGGCGCGGGTTGCGGCTGGATGGTGGAAAGGATGATTGTCTTGTGTTGGATTA